TCAGTAGGCGTGGACATTGATCCAGTTGCGTGCTTCATGGCCCGAGCGAAGACTGTGCCGCTCGACCCCAAGGACATCCAGCAAGGGCTTGCGCGAGTCCAGAAGGAGGTAGCCCCCTACATAGCGGCCCATGCTAGGGAGGAGAGCGATCCTGGGGCGGACATTACCCAAAGGCGCTTTGACCGAGAGGTTCGTGGCCTGCCTATCCCCCCTATCCCGAATATCACGCATTGGTTTCGGCGCTTTGTCATTGTTGATCTCGGTTTGCTGTTTGCCGTTGTAGAGCAGGCTCGGTTATCTGCTCCACTAAGGCTCTTCTTGAAGGCTTGCATTGGCTCAATCATCCGGAACGTGTCGAACGCTGATCCGGCACCAGTCTCCGGTCTTGAGGTGACCAGCGTACAGGCCAGGAAGAACGAACGTCGTCAGATCCGTGTGTTCAACACCTTCTTCAGGAAGGTTAAGGACGCTGTTGCAGGCATGGCGCAATTGTCGGAGGCGCATCTATTGCAGAAGCGCCCAGCCAGTGCATGGGTGGTCCAGGGAGATGCTCTTCACTTAGGGGCCTTACTAGGCCGGCATGGACTTCCAGAGACTGACTACCCTCTGATTGTCACCTCGCCGCCATATTGCCGTGCGGTCGAATACAGTCGCCGCCACAGTCTCGAAATGTACTGGCTGGGATTTGTCGACTCACAGGAACAGCATATCGCGTTGACGCACAAGTATCTCGGCAGGAAACTTGTCCGGAAGAGTGACTGGGATGACGATCAATCGTCTGGCGTAGAGGCGCTCGATGCCGCTATCGAGTCAATCGCAGAACGAGACCCAAACAAGGCAAGGACCACCCGGCATTACTTCGCTCATATGAAGGAGTGGTTGGTTTCCCTTCGCCGCATTGTTGCCAGACAGGGAACGGTGGTTCTCGTACTTGGAGACTCGGTGTGCTGCAAGGTCCCAATAGCAACAGCAGCACATGTTGGAGCACTCGCGTCAGAGCATTTCGCCCTGATCAATTCCTTCTCTTATGCGCTCCGAAACCAGTACATGCAATATGGCCTATGGAACGGGGACGGCATCAGAGAAGAGCATGTGCTTATCTTGAAACCGCGCTGAACGTGCCCCAACACAAACCCAGGTCGTTCTTCGCCACGGCGAGCCCTTGAGGGTTCCACGTCAGACGGGGCGGCCCGGCGGCGCGGCGATGTTACAGAGGCCGCGGTCGAGGAGGAAGGCGAAGGGATCGAAGCGGCGTCCACTGGAGTCAAGTGTCCGATCTGGCCGTCGGCCGAACGCTCAGGTTCTGCGCGTCGCATTCCCGTAGGGCATCAGCCGGTTCAGCCGCACTCGGCGCCGGCCGCAGCCGCAGGGCTTGCCGGTCAGGGCCCGGATGAGCCGCTTGGCGACCTGGCCGATGCCGGTCGCGCGCAGGACCCGCTCGATGGTGTCCCCCACGCCCCGGTCAGGGGGGCGGTAACCCCAGGCCTTGCCATGCGGGCACGTGAAGTCGGGCGCATGGGGCGGCAACTCGAACCTCGCGGCGAGGCACTGCCGCCAGGCCCGTCCATCCACCAGGTGCCGGCACGTCCGGCAATGAACTCCCGAGCGGCAGTGGTTGGTCTCGGTGAAGTCCATCATCCGAGCGTCACCGTGGCCGTCAGGCCCGTGCACGCGCCGCCGGCGTTGCCCGTGAGCGTGAAGGTCCCCACCAGGCTGCCGCCCTCGCACGCGACGTCGGGCGTGATGTTGGTGGCCATCTGGCTGTCGCAGACGCAGCCGGGGTCAATGTTCCCGAAGCCGTCCCCCGGCATCGTCAGCCACGCGCAGTACCGGGCGGCCGACTTGTCGAAGCAGACGACCAGTTGCCAGTCGTGGCCCAGCGCCGACCGGAAGGTCCACCGCCACTTGCAGTCGCCCGCCTCGGGCGGGAGCGGCCCCTGGTTGGGGGTGTAACTGGCGAAGACGTAGGCCCCGGCCGGGTCGCAGGCCCCCGCGCCCCCCGACACGACCGCCGGCGGCTGGTCCGCGCAACACCCGCAGCAGCACTCGTCGGCCACGGCAACCTTGCCGGCGGCGCTGACGAGCACCTTGCCCTCGAGGACCTGGACCTTGCCGTCGCTCATTCTTCCTCGCAGACGTCCGTCTCCGGGATCTCCTCGACCGCTTCATAGAGCTGCAAGTCCCCCTGGTCGTCGTAGTAGGCGAGGCCGGGGGAATCCGTAGCGGGTTGGCCGTACTCGACGTGGGTGAACCGCGGCCGTTTGGGGGTCATGGACGTCCCGAGTTCGTTCCCCACCAGGTCCTTGACCGTGTAGGTGAACGTGCAGTCGGCGTCCTCTGAACCTGCGTCGCCGCCGTCCTTCGTCACCTTGACGGCGAAGGTGCCGCCCAGGGGATCGGCGGGGAGGCCCAGCCGCACGACCGCCCACTTCTCGCCGGTGCCGGATTCCTTCCAGAGGATGAGGGCCGCGCCGCTTGCCCCGCTCTTCAGGCTACCGGCCGCGTTGTTGTTCACGTCGGCATACCGGTGCGCCTCCTCGGCCACGTCCACCTTCACGGGCGAGACGCCCGATGCCAGGGCGGGGCCTATCGCCCCGTCGGCCAGCGGCGCCAAGCAGATGACGAACCGGGCCACGTGGTCCGCCACGGTCGGCACGACGCCCGTCAGGACGGGCTGGTTCTTGAACCCGAGGAGGTTGTCGGACGGGGAGTAGAGGATGCCGGAGACGCCCAGGACGTCGAACCGCTCGCGCGCAGCGCCGCTTGCGTTCTTCACCAGGACGATGCCGCTATGCCGCACGTCCCGGCTGGACCCCGTCCCCTGATCCTCCCGGCGGTCCAGGAAGTCCTGGGCGGCGTCGACGAAGGTGTTGTAGGCCCGGGCCGGGACGAGGAGCGGCTGCCCCGCCTGGACCTTCTTCAGCGCATCGCCCATCCGGCGTCTCCGTGTCAGATCCCCAGGCCGGAGAAGTCCCCCGTCTCATACACCTTCTCCACCCGGACGAATGCGGGCCTCTTCACGAGCCGCTTGGCCGTGGCGTCCTCGTCGTCCACGTAGTGGACCCAGAGGTACTCCCACCCCTTCTTCGCCACGCCCGTGATGTCGCCGATGGTGAGGTTCGTGCGGTTCGGACTGGCCGCGAACCGGTAGGTGATCTCCCAGTCGTCGTCTCCGCGCTTGGAGCCCGAGGCCCCGAGGAACAGGCACTCGCCCGCCGCGCAGCCGTGGAAGGCGGCGCTGTTGACCTTCCCGGTCAGGCCGAAGAGCGTGCCCTTGTAGGCGTCAGTCACCTGGGAGGCTGGCTTGTAGTGGGTCTCCGAGAAGTGGTAGACGGGCACCGTGATGTCCACGCCCTCGACGGTGTCGTGGGTGACGCCGATGGCCCCGCGGAAGTTGGGGTTCGTCATGCCCGGGGCGGCGTAGGAGCCCACCGTGGAGAGGCTCTGGGTGATGTGCTGGGTGCCGCCGCCCGTGTCGAAGTTGAACACGGAGTCGCCCGTCGCGGGGGGCGCGGCCCGGGCGGCCACGCCGTACTGGACCGTCCCTTCCCACAGGTCCGACCCGTCGCCGATGGGTTCGACGCTGACGGTCTTCTGGACCAGGCCGTCGAAGGTGGCCGGCGCCGCGGTGGCCACGGCGTCGCGGGCCGCGACGGCGTCGCCGGTGCCCCGGACGATGTACTTGAGTTCGGCCGAGGGGCGTTCCCCCGCCGCATTCGGCCTGCTGTCGGCCTTCTCGGTGACGGTGATGGGCACACCAGGGCTCCCGCTACTGGAACGTCACGCCGAGGTTCTCCGCCAGGCGGGCGATCTTCTCGGTGTTCTTGGCGGTCTTCTCGGTGGCGCCGGCGATGCGGTCGGTGGCGCCGCCGGCCCCCAGGCGCCCCGCCTCCAGGGCGCTGAAGGTGCCGCGGACACCGATGGTCCGCGTCACCGCATCCGGCATGGCCGCCGCCGCATCTTCGAGGGCCTTCCTGACGGCCCGGCCGTAGGTGTCCTCGGTGATGGCGCCGCTCTCGAGCAGTTCCTTGTACCGGGCGACCTCCTCGCGGGCCCGTTCCTCAGGCGTCCGCAGGGACTCGGTGAGCGACTCGCCTTCCTTCCTGGTGGCGGCCGCGCCCTGGGCGGCCCTGAGTTCCGCGAAGGCGGCCTTGATGCGGTCGGCCTGCGCTGCGGCCTCCTGGAACGAGAGAAGCCCCGCGCCCACCGCCTCGGCCACCTGTGCCTGCGCCCGGGCCTCCTCGATGCCCAGGCCGTCGACGGCGCCCCGGAGTTCCGCCACGCGGCTGCGGACGTTCTCGACCGTTTCAGCCAGCGTCTTGTCGAGACCCAGCCGCTTCTCGGCCTGGGCCTGCTTCTCCGTCACGTCGAGGATGGCGAGGCGCCACGCGAGGAGGCTCTGGGCGTGATGCTCCGCGAGGCCCATGTGCCGGACCTCGTAGGCGATGAAGTCCCGCTCGGACATCGTCGCCTTGGCGTACTGGTCCATCGCCTGGCCGACGGCCGACTCGCCGCGGTCGAGGGCGGCCTGGGCTTGGGCGAACGCCTTCCGCTGTTCCTCCACCGCGATGAGGCGGATCTTGAGCGCGAGGAGTTTGGCGGCCTCCGCCCTCGCGAGGCCCAGGCCCTCGACCTCGGCCCGGGCGTACTCCCGCGCCGACATCGTCGCCCGGTCCAGGGCGCTCTGGGCCTGGGCGATGGCCCTGTTGCCCTGGTTGAAGGCGGCCACGGAGGCGAGTTGCTCGCGCTTCATCCGGGCCGCCGCGCCCTCGTCGTAGCCCCCGCCCCTCGCCAGGCCTTTCACGTCGAAGATGAGGGCCTTCATGGCCGCATCGACCGGCCCGGAGAGTTCCTTGACGATCTGCCCGAGGCCGAAGGGCAGTTCCTCGGCGGCTTTGCGCGTGCCTTCCCAGTCGCCGCGGATGGCGGCGGAGAAGATCTTGACGTCCGCGACGGCCGCCTTCGTGGCGGCGATGGCGGTCGCGAACCTGAGGCCCGTCTCGAAGAGTTCGGCCCCGCGGAACGAGCCCGAGAAGAACCCCCTCGCGCCGCCTTCCCCGAGGGCGCCTTCGGTCGCCCGTGTCACGCCGGCGCCCATGGCGCGCGAGTTGTCGGTGACCCATTGCTGGAGGCGGGCCTGGCTCTCCTTGAGGCGGCGGACCATCGGGGAATCGTCCGCCGTGATCTCGACGTAGGCCCCACCGGCCCGGATGCCACTGGCTGAGGCGACCATGATTCACGCCACCTTGACGGACGTGGCCCAGAGCCTCGGCAGGCTCGGGCCTGCCACCTGAAGCGCCGGGCCCATGAACGGCCGCGGCGGATACGTGGCCACGCGGTGCATCGGGCCGTAGAGTTCCTCGTTCAGGCGGTTCGCGCGGGCCGCCTGGGCAGGCGTCCGCAGCCTGCCGTAGGTCACCGGCACGGCCGCGCGGCCGGGGCGGTCCGTCATCTTCGTCGTCCGGCAGGGCCTGCCGCCGATCCGGAGTTCCCCCGTCCCACCCGCGCGGCGCGCGCGTCGGTGCCGGTTGCGGACCATGACCGTGCCGCCCGTCTCGTGGAGCGCGGGGACGTTCGTGCGGGAATTGAGGCGCATCGGCCCGATGACGACGCTGTCCCGGCCGGGCTCATAGGCGTAGTAGAGGAACTCGCGGATCCACGGATGGGGCCGGACGGCGTGGGGCGGCGTCCCGGGCGCCGAGGGCGCGACGGGCGTCATGCGGCTGCGCTCTCCGGCGTCGATCTTGCGGGCCTGCTCCCGAAGGCTCGTCACGTACTTCATCGACCGCCGCGCGATGGTGCGCACGAGGGCGCCCGCCCGAGAGAGGGCTTGGCGGGTGGTCGCGAGCACCATGCGCTGGACGCCGGGCTTGTCGAAGAACCACTTCTTGCACCCGGCCGACAGGCCGAACGACAGGTGCGGAAGCACCGGCTGCGGGGGCATGGTCAACCCTCCCCGCTTGCGCTGGCGGTGGTTCCTGCCAACTGGCCGTTCGCCTTGAGGTCCTGGTAGGCCGCGGTCTGCGCGGGGTCGACGACCGCCTTGATGGTGTCCAGGACGGTCTTCCCCACGTCGGCGGGGACCTGGGCCTTGAGGGCCTCGGCCACCCGGCTGAATCCCGTGGCCAACTGTCCCTGCTTCCAGGACCGCCAGAGCGCGAGGCCGAGCACCACCACGAGGGCCGCCGCGGCGACGGCGGCGCCCAGGGCCAGCCATTCAAGGTAACGATAGACGAGCGCGGCCGACCCCACGAGCGCGAGCGCCCCCGCCGAGAGGCCGAGGCCGGCGGTCGGGTCCAGTTTGACGGCCACGAGGACGCCCGCCGCCAGGAGCACCACGCCGCCGATGATCACCCACACGAGGGCCCGGCGGATGCCGGTGGCGACGCTCTCGCGCTCCTTCTGGAGGGCCGCCTGGGCGTCGGCGAGTTGGCGCGCGAGCGTTTCGACCTCGCGGTCGGCCTTCTGGATCTCCGGGGCGAGGTCCGTCTTGAGGGCCGCCGCCTGCGTCTGGATGCCCGCCAGGTCCTGCCGCGCATCGTCCAAGCGGGGCACCACGTCGGCCTGGAGCCGCCGGGCCTCGCCGTCGACCTTGTCCGCGTGCGCCGGGCTGACGTGGCGGATCGTCTGCGCTTCCTGGCCGAGATGGCCGGCGACCTCCTGCGCTGCCTTGCCTGCCTCGGTCACGTTCCGGGTCGCCGAGGCTGCCGCCTGGCCGATGGCGTTGCCCGCGCCGGCGGTCCGCGCGGCCACGGCCTTGAGGTCGGTGGAGCGCGCGGCCTTCGAGGCGCAGCCCATGACGGCCGCCAGCACGCCGGCCGCGATGATGAGGAAGACCAGTCGAACGGTGCTCATAAGGCCCCTTTCCCGTCGATGAACACCTGCTTCAGGACCCGGATGCCTGCGTGCGGGATCACGAGGTCCCGCCCGCCCTCTTCCGCATACGGGTCGAAGTCCGCCGGCCTGAAGGGCCGCTGCCGCTTCGGGTCCCGGTTCACGTTCGCAACGAGCGCGAGGAGCGACGACGTATGGGCCCATGCCGCCCGGGCCCGCCCCTCGGCCATCCAGAGGAGTTCCCGGAGCGTCAGGTCCCCGGGGTCGACGCCTGAGGTGCCGGCGAGTTCCCAGAGGCATCGCCAGGGGGAGACCCGCCGGCCCGGTCGAGCGCCGCCTTCAGGCTCCCGCGGACCGGGTTCGGGAAAAAATCCACGAGGTCCTCCAGGATCGCCTGCCGGGCATCGGCAATCGCGTCACCGCAGAGGGCGGCGTTGAAGTCCTCGCGGGTGAGTTTTCGGGCGTCGGCCTCGGGCTTGCACACCCCGTAGGCGATGTCCACCACGAGGACCGGGTCGAGGAGCATCCGGCCGTAGAGGTCCCCGCCCGTGATGTCCACCAGGTTGACGGCCGCCGTGTCCCGGGCCCGCTTCACGGCGTTCGTGTTGACCTGGACCTGCCACTCGTGCCCGGCGCTGTCCTTGAACGTGTGCATTTCTATGCCTCCTCCTTCGCCCTCCGTAGTAGCCCGAAGGGCTACGAAGGACGGGTCCTCAGACCCGCACTCAGCCCAGAACAACCAGCACGTCGAGGGCCTGGACGAGCGTGCCAGCGAGGTCCAGGTTCTTTTTCGTCGCGCCGATGTCCGAGCCGGCGTCGGCGGACCGGAGGAGGCCCGTGGCGCCGGGGGCCAGAGTCAGCGCGAACGTCGTCCCGAAGCCGTCGTACCCGTTCGACGCGCCGATCTTGATCGTGATCGGATTGGCGTTCCCGACGGGGTTCCGGACTTTCAGGGCCTGGACGCGGAGGCCCGTCCCGTCGATGGCCGCGCCGTTGGTGCCCACCAGGGCCGTAAGGTCGATGGTCGCGACGCCGGCCGCGAGCGCCTTCTGGAATCCCGCGACCTTCGTCGCCGGCGTGACGGCGACGACCGACTCGTCCAGCACATCGTGGGTCACCTTCGCCTTCGCGTCGGCGGCGAACGGGCGGTTCCCGTCGAGGGTCTCGACAACGGACAGTTTGCTCGTGAGTTGTGCAATAACCGACATGGTCGACTCCTCAGTTAGATCGTCTTCCACAGGGGCAAGTTCGCGGTGAGCGTGGGCTTCGCCGTCACGCTGACCGTCAGGGCCTGCTCCAGGGGCTCCTTCCGGTCGAACTTCAGGATGGCGCAGTCGGCCCAGAGGCCCTGGCTGCCCGCCGCGTCAACCGCGCCGTCCATCGCGGCCAGGCCCACGGCCGTGCCGTCCAGGAAGGCGTCCCGCAGGATACCGAAGGCGTCGTCTTCCGGGTCGTAGACGAGGTCGAACTCGATGGCGGCGTCCTTCAGGGCGCCGACCGTCGCCTTCCACCCCCCGCCGCCGCGGACGGAGACGTCGGCCTCGCCCTTGTTGACGGTGAGCGTCACGTCCTTGGCGCGCGTGACCTCGGTCCAGGTGGGCGTCCCGCCGATGCCGGCGGCACAGAGGTAGAGTTTGGCGTCCAAGCCGAGTTTGACCGACATGGGAGAGTCTCCTTACGTTACGCCGCCGGGATGCCCGGCTCCGGGCCGAGGCCCGCGGCGTCGATGAAGTCCTTGGCCTTCCCGTAGAGCGTCGCCATCTCGGCGGCGTCAGGCCCGAGGGCCGCCGCAATCGCAGCCTTCCGGCCCTCCACGAGGGCGCGGACGTTCCCCAGGTAGCACTTCACCACCCGCGCCAGCGTGAGCATCTCCTGCCGGACGGCCATCGCCCCGGCCGCCGGGTCCGTCATGGGGTCCATTACGAGCGCCACGCCTCACCTCCAGTCCCGGTGTCCGCACCACCCGGCCCGGGCAACCGAAAGGCCCGCCGCCTTCACCTTCTCCACGAACCCAATGCACTCGCACACGAACTCACAGCCCGCCAGTCCCGGCTCCCACGAGAACCAGGGCAGTTTGACCGTCTCGACCACCTTCCGGCTGAAGCGGTAGAGGCCGCAGTGCACCGCCGCCGGGTCGGCCCACGCCCCGAGGTTGTGGTCGGCCGTCGGGTACATGCACCCCACGAGGTCGGCCTCCGCCTGGAGGAAGGGGAGCGTGCCCGCAATGAGCGGCCTCATGTCGGCGTCGATGGAGACGAAGTGCTTGATGTCCGGCGGGGCCGCCATGCAGAAGTCCCGCACCGCCTTGTTGCGGGCCACGCACGTGTCCCGCTCGACGACGCAGACCACGTTCTCATCGGGGAACAGGCGTGACCACGAGGCGACCTCGTGGCGGTAGCGCCCATCGGGCCAGGCGAGGATGAGGAGGCGCGACTCCTCGGGCCTGAACGCCATCTCGATCTCGTGCCGGCCTACTTGGACCTTCTCCATGCGTTACGCCGCCTTCTTCACCTTGATGAGTTTGCAGACCGCCGCGTAGGGCTGCAGGTTGTTGTGGGCCCCGCCGCCGCCCGTGTTCGCGGGGGAGATGCCCGACGTCGTCAGGTTGGTCGAGACTGTCAACATCGTGCAGGTGCCGCCGGTGGTGCAGGCGTTGCAGCAGCCTTTGCTGAGGCCGGTGCCCCACGAGCCGCTGACCGTGTGCGTGTGGGCCGGCATCTCCGTCGCCTGGAGCGTGTGCGTCTCCGCGCCGCCCGTCGCGCCCAGCGCCATGCTCGGCGAAAAGCCGCCCGGGTCGCGGCCGACCGTCACTCGCCGCATGAAGTCGGGCAGGCAAAAGTTCCCGCCGCCGGGATCAGCGCTCCAGATGTGGCCGCCGAAGAGGGCCCACAGGTCGGCGTAGGTCGTCTGGCTGATGACCGCCCCGTTGCACTCCTTCCACGTCCCGGCGTCGGGCCACTTCCCCTCGGCCCCGATCACCGGCCAGTCGAGGATCGTCCCGACCGGGAGTTCCGCCATGCCGCCGCCGCCCGTGGGGGTGTAGGGCATCACCAGGTCCCTCCCACGAGGGTCACCGTGTCGCCCACCGTCCCCTTCACCTGGATGTCCGCCAGGTTCACGCCCACCAGGGTGTGCCACTCGCCCGCGATCCACGGCACGTCGCTCCCGTCGTCGCCCTTGAAGTACACGGCGGCGGCGTTCGCCGGCGGGCAGGAGATGGTGACGGTGACCACGGTCCGCTCGGCCGCGAGGGGCGCATAGGTCGCCGTCACGTCGATCTTCCGCATGAAGACGCTGTTCATGGCCGGTTACCTCACCACGCGGTACGTCAGCGTGAGGACACTTGTGAACTGCCGGAGTTCGTCCAGGTGCTCCGGCGCGTAAATGGGCTCGTTCCGCGCCGCCATGCAGAGGGCCGCCGGGAGCGCCGCCAGGCGCCGGCCCCGCAGGAAGTCGGCGACCTCCTGGACGAGGGCCGTCAACGGGTCGAGCGTCGCGTTGTCCACCGCGTCGACCTTCTTCTGGACCGCCACGTCGATCTCGTAGTCCTCCTGGTGACTCGTGCGGTCCAGCCGCTCGATGGCGATTGCCTTCGGCACCACCGTCACGTGGAGGTCCTGCATCTGGGCGAGGTCGAACAGGGGCCGGTAGTGCCGCACGGCCGCCAGCGGCTGGCTGAATGCGTGGCCATTCAGTTCGGCCACGACGGCATCCGCGATGTCGGTGATCACCGCCATATCAACGTGTCCCCAGGGTAATCGCCAACGAAGCCAGGGCCGTCAGGACCGCCCCCACCAGCGCGACCGTGACCGCCCAGTGGTGCGCCAGGTGGTTCGACATGCACCGGTCGAGTTTGGCGACCCGCTCGTCGATGCGTATGAGGAGGTCATGGTCGGTCGGCTCGCCCATCGTCACGTCTCCGTGCCCACCAACTTCGTGTGGATGCGAAGGAGCGACTTCGCGCTCCCCGAATACTGCCAGTGCCGCTGGCCCGGGAGGCCCGCGACTTCATACGTCCCGCCGTCGGCCGTCACGATCCGGTCGCCCGCCTGCGGGAGGCCCAGCGCCCCGAGCGCCGCCGTCGCCAGGAACCAGTCCCACACCTCGAACTCCTCCAGGATGCCCGTCCCCCGGTCCACCTCGGCCGTGCGGCAACTCCGCCAGGCCGTGAGGTCCAGGGCCGCCTCGCCCCGGCGATACTGGACCGCCAGGCCGCAGGCGCCGCCCAGCGCCGCCGCCAGGGCGGCCGTCGCGTCGGCGAAGGCCTCGGGCATGGCGGGTCCCCGTTAGAACAGGGCCTCGAACGTCAGGCTCGCGGCGCTGGAATCACCCGTGGCACTGCCGACGGCCTTGACGCGGACGTACCGCTTCACGTCCACCGGCAGCCGCGCCGCAAACTCGGCGGCGGCGCAGCCCACGCCGCCGGCCCCCGTCTGCACGAGGACGCTCGGATACAGGTCGGCGACGGTGCCGAAGGCCGGATCGTCGTCGTGCTGGATCGAGTAGGTCAGCGTCTTGGCGTTGGGCTGTTGGGTGGTCGTCAGGGCCGGGGCGCTGATCTTGAACTCGGCGTTGGCGAGGAAATCGCCCTTGCTGCCGTGGCCCAGGTCGATGCCGTCCGAGTAGACCGTGGCCGCGCCGTTCGGCAGGGCCTTCGTCACCTTGAGGAGCGTGTCCTTCACTGCGTGTCCCATGTTCGGTTCCTTTCCTGCCCGCTAGGGGCGTTACAGGGTCAGGGCCTCGGTGTCCGTGACGGCGTCGGTCGGCGCGATCGGGACGCCGAACGCCTCCGTCGGGAAGGGCGCCGGGGCGCCCGTGGCGTTCGTTGCCGTCCGGCTGTCCTGGAGTTGGCGCAGGCTGCGGCGGCTCATCAGGAGCACATCGGGCCGCACGCCCACCGGGAACTTCGACAGGAGTTCCGCCACCAGGTCGTCCGTCAGACCCTTCCCGCTGTCGGCGGTGAGTTTCTTGATGCGGCCGATGGAGTAGCGGCTCGCGACCTGAAGGCCCGGGTACGCCAGGAGTTCCTGGACGTAGGCCGTGAACGGGTTGCCGCTGCCGTCCAGGATCCGCTGCTCGGCCACGTCCGACAGTTCCAGGCTCCCGTTGTTCCCGTAGACCCAGGTGACGTGCTTGGGGCCGAAGCGCAGCGCCCAGACGCTCGAACCCGTGCCCGCCGTGGTGCCGCCGGCGTCCACGACCATGTTCGTCGCGTCGTAGGCCGCCACCAGGCCCGGGAAGCCCTTCGCGTCGGCCCCCGTGCCGTAGTAGAACTGGGTGGCCAGCGTCTGCATGGCCGCTTCGAGGATGGCCGACGCCTCCAGGGCGATGTACGCCTCGGGCCCGTCCTCGTACCGGTCGGCGACCGCCTTGTCGCACTCCCACCGCGGGTTCAGGATGTACGTCTCGAAGAGCCGGTTCTCGTAGGTGCCCTTCGTGGCCGCGGTGCCCTCGTTGGCGTTGCGGAACCCGACGGTCGGGTTCGCGGTGCGGACGAGGGTCTTGTAGTTCAGGCCCTTGATGGTCCGGGCCGGCGCCAGGGTCAGTTCCGGGTGGGCCTTCGTGGCCTCGTCAATCAGGCCGACGACCCCGTCGGACCCGTTCGCCTTGGCGATGTCCAGCAGCGTGGGCATAGTCATGGGTCAGTTCCCTTCCTTCTTTCTGGTGCAGTCGATTTCGGCGGCGAAGGCGGCGAGGTTGTCGCCGACCTTCGTCTTCAGGTCCGCCCGGCGCTTGGCCCGGGCGTCGTCCCGCTTCTCGGGCTGGAACGTCACGGGCGCCTTCTCGCCCCGGTCCAGGGCCGCCAGACGCGCCTTCAGGGCCTCGTTCTCGGCCCGGAGTTCCTGGGCGTGGAGCCCCTGGGCCTCGGCGAAGGTCTTCCCGGCGGCGAACCACTCGCCGCCCTTCGGGCCGAAGGCGTCCAGGAACCGCTTGCACTCGGCGCGCCCGTCCGACAGTGCCGCAGCGCCGGGTGCCGTCGCCGGTGCAGCGGGCGCCTGCGCGTCCTTCCCTGGCACGCCCGCCACGGCGGGCGGCTTCTCCGCGTCGACGGCCTTCGGGGCCTCGGCGGCAAGTTCGGTTTCCGGCGCGTCAACGGCCGGCGCGTCGCAGATGGTATGCCTCGCCTTGGCATCCACCCGCTCCGGCTGGGCCTCGGCGGCTTTCGGTTCGGACATGGGAGGTTCCTTTCCTGCGCCCGCGGCGGGCGGGCTCGTGAACGTGACGGGAATGCTCTCGCCTTGGGCGAGTTCGCTGCGCGTGTTCATGTCGGCCCCGTAGGGACAGACGGCCACGCCCCTGAGGGGCCATTCGCGGACGATGATGCCGGGCCCGTCGAACCGGTAGCCGTTGACCTGCGCGACCTGCCCTTCGGCGACCTCCTCGACCTTGATGCCGGGGCCGCCGAAGTTGATGCTGGCCTCGTAGGGCACGCCCGCGCGGGCCTTGTGGATGATCTCACTCGCCCGGTCGCTCTCCTTGTAGGGCACGAGGGCCCCCGACACTTCCAGCCCGTCGGCGCCGGCGTGAAAATGGTTCAGGTAGCCGATGACCTCGGCCGGGTCGTGCACGTAGTCGATGGGCAGCCGGTCCTTGTGGAGGTGCATCCCGGCCATGTCGTGGACCACCCGGCCCCAGAACCAGTGCTGGACGGGCTGGGCGGTGCGGGCCTTCATCCGGATGGGGGCGGACTTCGCGCCCTCGCCGTTGTCACCCAGTTCAAACGGGCCGACGACCATCCGCAGCGCGCTCGCCGGCACGCTGCCGTTCTTGCGGGCCGCTTCCAGGTTCATGGCGCTCGGCTCAGCCATTGGCGATCTCCACGATCTGGGCGTTGGCGGCGGCGACGTTGGTGGGCAGGCCCAGGGAGTCCAGGTACTCGTTCTCCGCCGCCAACTGGTCCGCCACGTCGAAGAAGTCCTTGCCCTGTTGCTTGAGGACGTCCGTGCGGGACGCGAGGCCCGCGCCGATGGCGGCGATGTCGGCGTTCACTTCCTTGAGGGGGTCAATCCACGGGATGCCCTTGGCGATCCACTCCCACCGGAGGTCCGCCAGCGTCATCCCGCGCGGCAGTTCCAGCACGCCGTCGGCGATGAAGAGCCGCAGCCGCCACGCCGCGAGATTATTGAGCATGAGCCGCACGTCGTGCCGCTTCACGTCGGCCGACTGTTCGTACTGAAGCAGGGCCTGCCGGGCGCCGGAGTAGTTCGTGTGGGCCTCGTCGAAGAACGAGTACGGGATGTCCAGGCCCTTGAGGGCCGTCTGGATCATCATCTGCGTGAACGCCTGGAACTCGGTGGAGGGCGACTTCGACTCCAGGAACTCCGCGCGATCACCGGGTTCCAGGTCCAGGAGGACCGGCCCGCGGCCGAAGTCCACCTGGTAATCCTTCTCGGGCGTGCCGTCGCCGTCCGTGTCTTCGCCGGTGACCTCGCCCAGCGGCTCGACCGCCTCGCGGTAGAACGCGAGGGCGAACATCTGGGCCACTTTCGCTTTCGCCAGGGCGTAGTCGAACCCCTCGTAGGTGTCCCTCAGCGTGTTGATAGCGGCGGCCAGGGGCGAGATGCCCCGCACCTGGTCGAACCGGTCGAAGAACGCATGATGGACGACATACGGGGCCGGGATGAGCCGCTCGAAAGCGAAGTCCGCGCCGCTGGCGGGCCGCTTGCAGACGGCATAGCCCAGGGCCTGGCCCGCCTCGTCTACCTGGACGCCGTGGACGAACTCCGTGGGGAGGACGCCCTGCGGCAGGCCGCTCGTCGGCGTCTGGACCCGGTCGCCCTCGATGGCCTGGAGACGGCCGTCGGAGAGTTTCAGGAAGAACACGTCCCCGTCCACCGTGCGGCGTTCCTCGGCCAGGCGCACGAGGCGCGGGAGCGAATGTCGCGCGGCCACGTCGCAGTTCGCCGGCCGGGACCACCAGCCCATCAGGTCCTCGATCCGGCCGTCGAGGTCGGCGCTCCCCGTGCGGGACTGGAACGAGAACGTGCTCACGTAGTCGAGGTGCTTTCGGATGGCCCATGCGGCGATGGTGAAGTTGCGGTGGATGTCGCGGGAGGCGCTGGTGAGTTTTCGGCGCTGGTGGGGGAGGAGTTCCTTGTCCTCGGAGCGCAGGCGGCCCGTGGGCGCCTGCCGCCGGTTCTTCGACTCGACGGCGTCGTAGCCGAAGAGGTAACGCCTCGCCTTATGCAGAAACCCCGCCATCAGAATCCGCCCAAGTTGACGCTCGCCGCCTGCGGCCGCTCGCCCTTCTCGCGGGCGACCTCGCGCTTCCAGTACCGGTACTTCGCCTCCACGTCGACGTAGCGGACCGACTGGCCGTCCACGGAAATGGTGTCGAGGCCCGCGCTCGTCTGGAGGAGCGTCTCGTACTTCGCCAACATCGTTTCCGCGAACGTCGCCATCGTTACTCCAAGTCCGGCGGGCGTGGCCGGGCCAAAAGAAGAAGGCTGTGCAGAAGGTGCAGGCTCCTGCACAGCCTTTCGTTGCCTTCGACCCGGCTTGCCCGCCGTAGCGGTGTTCACCGCGAAGGCGGGCCCGACCGGCGGATGATCAGTCCGCCCGCCGCGCCCGTCGGGTTATTCGGTTGTCCTCTACCCGATCTATACGGCTGAGACAGCGAGACATGCAAGGGGAAGGCTGGAATCAATGGGCAAAGGGTGGATATTGCGTGTGGGCACCCGGCCTGACCGGCAAGAAGCGCAGAGTCAGGAGGACGCGCGGCCTTGGGCGATCCGGCACGTGTGCGTCTAACGGCGTCTCCGCAAGAACATCGCCAGACCGCCGAGGGCTAGGAGCCCCAGGGTGGCGGGTTCGGGGGTCATGACTGTAGCGCCCAAGTCGATGCTGCCCATCACTAGGTGGTTCAGCACGACGACGTGGGCGCCGGCAAATACGACCTTGCCCTCATCACCGATGGTGAGCGTATCGAGGTGCTGGTCATACCCGAAGTACAGCGTTGCGTCGGTAACCGAGATGGACAGGTTAGCCGCAGCATCACTCCCGGCATCCGTGTTCAAGAAGACCGTTCCCGCCAGGATATCGAGCAGGGCACCTGGGCCATGAGTCTGCAGGCCGTCAAAGATCACGGTCCCTTCGCCAATCTTGGTGATACTCTTGCCCTCGGAGTTGTCCATCGCTCCTGACAACTCGACCTCCCCGCCCGGGGCCGCCGTGAGGGTGAGGTCCTTCTCGAGCAGAATATCGCCCGAAAAGACGGCCCTGCCCGAGGTGTTGGCGCCGCCGAGTGTGCGCTTGAACGATGCGCTGCCGTCATCCTGCACGCGGATGTTGCGGTCCACCGTGAACGCCCCGGAGACCAGGAGAGCCGCGTCGCCCGAGCCCGTCGTGTCGCCGAGGTAAACGGTGCTGGTCCCGGCGCCCAGGGCGCCCTCGGCGGCTGCGATCACCGTGCCGGCGTTGATCCGCGTCTCGCCGGTGTAGGCATTGTGCGTCGCAAGGGTCAGCGCCCCGGTGCCCCGCTTGGTCAGGCCGCAGGGGCCGGCGATGGAGCCGGGGCCAGTAAACTCGAAGTCGACCGCGTTGTTGTTGACAAGCACCGAGCCCGGGTATACCGTTGCCGCGATGTTAACGAGAGGCGAGCCGACGGCCGTGTCGTCGAAGATGATGTCGTCGCCATCCTTGTACTTCCGCGCCTGGCCGTCCCCCCACCAGTTGGGCGTTGTGTACCTGTCCCAGTCACCGCTAGTGTCGCCTTTCCATGTGAGCGGGAACGGGTCGGGGAAAAGGCCAACCGCTAGGTTGCTGATCTGGACCACAGATTGCATGTCGTTGTACGGGTCGAGGCGGAAAAGAAGGGGATATGTCCCCGACTCAACCTCGCTCGTCAGCCACACGTCACCGGAATTCCAGATGCCCGCTGGCACCTGCCTCTCGTCGATCTGGAGGATCTGGTCGCCACTGAAGAAGACCGAAAGCAGTCCTTCGGCCTGCGAAAGGAACTGGAAATCGAAGCTCACGAGATCGGCTGGCTGGTCGAGGTCGAGGAACGTCGTAAGCATCACCGGCGAGCCGGTGGTCAGCGTGGCGGTCCCGTCAGGAGTAATTGCGACGGTGCCCGTGTCACTGACTACATTCGTCTGTTCGGAAATATTGCGCGCCCACCAATTCGGTCCTGGCGTTATCCTCAGCGATGGAAGCTCGATGAGAGAGCCAAGAAACGCCTCGTTAATGCCCGGAGCCTCGGGGTGAAGGTCGCGGTACATGGGAGAGCGTTTGAACCCCCAAGAATACCCAGAGTTTGGATCCTGGATCGTTGATAGATACCAGTCGATAGGCCAGCCATGTCCTCCTCCCGGAGGAACTTCTGTCACATCCACGTTCACGGCCCCCCCGATCGTTGCCTGGGTCCAGGGCAGCCAGTCTCGGGTGAAATACTGTTCGGCGACACCGGCCTGCTCGCCAATCGTGTCCGCGCTCGCCCGGTCCGGTATGTACGCGTCCAGGAATGTCAGCTGTGAGTTCGAATTCGGGAGACCATTAGCCATGCTATCAATGACCCACGCCCCGGCGCTGTGGCCAATCAGGTGGACCGTGTCGTATCCACCCAAGTCGTTCTCCTGCATCCAGTCAGCAAGGCTCCTTCCAATCTCAATAGCTCGTCGCTTCGCCTCCCAAGCGTTAAGACCAGTCGCTGCGAACTGCCTCCAGTCGAAGACCACAACGTCCCAGTTGTCGTTCAGAGGCAGGTTGATTGCGGCAAACCCGTTGATCTCGTCGGCAACCTGGCCAAGATTCTGGTTGGTTCCAAAGCCGATGGTGCGGTTCATGCCGTGTGTTACCAGCACAAGGTTGCTCTTGGGGTTGGTCGACATGAGCGTGTCATCGGCCCGCGTCGGAACGTTCAGCGTCATCGCACTGAGCGAGTTCTTGTTGTAGTCCAGGCCCAGGAAAAGGCGCGGGTCACCCTCTATGGCCGAACCGGTGAAGGTTGCGAACTTGCCATTCAGCGAGTCGTAGTTCATGATCTTGAACCGGTCGCCGGCCACCGGATGAAGGCCCTGCCCCAGCTCAATCTGAAGCGTGCCATCCAGGGTCGCCTGGCCCGTGACGGTAATAGACGGAACCAACTGGTTGATACCGGTGAGCGTCACATCCAGCACCCCTTCGGCGCGCTGAACGTAGGTTCCGCGTACCTCGACGGATCCTCCGCTGTCCACGACGAGTGTGCCGGCGTGGACGACGAGCGAACCGGTGGTCTGGAAAGATGCTCCCGGACCCCCGACCGCAATCTGCCCCCGTCCGCCTACGGTGTCGCCCAGAAT